TTACGCGGCCTCACCCTCATCGAAATAATGGTGGTCGAGGTGACGCGCGCAATCATCCATCCACCTCGCCAGTATCAATCGCATTTCGTGAGCACGGGGCGCCCATGTGCGAACAAATCGCGACTGCTCAATGCCTGAAAGAATCGCCTGTTCCCTCAAGCTACGCGGCAAAAGCGCATCCTCGAATCGCACATCAAGGGATTCACTTTCTGCCTCATCCGAATAATTCGGCCAGCAGACCTCGAACAAGCACATCTCCGCAATGCCAAAACAGTAATCCGTTTTCCAACCCTCCCTCAGAAATACGTTTCGCCCTGCAGAAGCCAGCAGATCGGTAACTGGTTTTCGCAACTCCTGTTGCTGTGCAACAAGATAAAGCCCCGCCAGGTAAGGTTCCTTTTTCAAGTTCCCCATACCCAGCGCCGCAGCAACCATCGAAGAAACCGGTATTCCAGATCGCCCGCCGCCACAACCCACTTCACAAGCCTGAGCATCTACCGCCAACTTCATCATCAACTGGATTGAATTCATCACTCTCCCCTTACCATTTCTGGATTGTTTGTCGTGGAACATAAAAAAAGCGAAGGCCGGATGCAGGCCGGAGGGTTAGCCGGAGGGCAAGCAACCCATAACACACTGAAAAATAACGAAAGGCCGGAGGGCCGGAAGGGCCGGAGGGTGTTTCTCGCGTGTGGGTACAACGATTTCTGCAAACACCGCAGTGGAGACATAAACACGCGCACCCACGCGCGCGCGATAACCCTCCGGCCCTTCCGGCCCTCCGGCCTTTCCATAGATTTCAAGCGCTTACCGAAAGACGCCCCTCCGGCCTGCATCCGGCCAACCTCCGGCCTAATCATCCTTTGGCTCCAAGTTCTTCTCCCAGCGGAGCACAAACTCACCCAGCCAATCCTTTTGCGACTCACCTTCAGGAGGCTCACCGACTTGGAAGAACGTGCCCTTGCGCTCGTTAACTCCTATCTGATACTTCACATCGCGCCGCCGGCGCTCCCTACCGGAAAGGGCGCCGGAAAACCTTTCGCGGGTCATTGAACGCTCACCAGCATCCGTACACCACTGCCGATACAACCGATAAAGGTCATTCACCAGGCACGTCTCATAAGAAAACCGCGGGGCCAGGTGTCCAGCCTTCCATTGCATGTGGAACAGATCCCAACTCGGCCTGCCGAAATCGATCAGCCTGGCCTTGGCCTCCGTCATTGGCGGCTCACGGTGAGTATCAAAGGGGCGCGGCTCTGGATCATCACGATCACTCCACTCCATCCGAATCTGCAGCAGGAACTGGTAGAACGCCTCAAGCCCCCCGTGCTCACACTCATGCAGCACACCTTGCTTCAGCTCATGCGTTAACTTTGTCTCAGGCCACACCACCAGCATGCGCCGGTCGCTGGGCTCAACAGGGAAAGGTTGCAACTCATTGGAAAGGAACACCGCATTCATGTGGTTAGCCTCTTCCCAACCGCTCACAAATTTCTTCTCAATGCGATGGGTATCGCCGGTAATCATGTGCTTCAGCGTGCCGGTGTGGCTGTACTTCTGATCACGGCTGAAGATTTCTTCAAACAGGCCAAACAGCTTTTGGCTGCGCCAGTCCGTGTATTGCGATTCCAGCTGATGCTGGCCCAGCGTAGCGGCGTATTCGCCATACATGGGCTTGATCACCCGCTCGAACAGCAGGCTTTTACCCGTGCCCTGCGTCTCCGAATGCATCAACACCGCCGTGGCCATCTTCGCCCCCACATGCTGCAGTGGATACGCCAGCCAGCGCAGAAACCACTTCACCACCACCTGGTCACCGTTACACAGATGATCCACTAGCCGCATAATGTAATTGCATTGCACCAGGTCGCCAGCAGGTTTCAGCGGCAAACCACGAAACATATTGATGTAGCCGTCTTCAGGGCTGTGCTGCTGCAGAGGATCGAAAACCAGCTTGTCCCGGTCGATCAACTCACGATCCGGATGCTCAAGCCATTGGGAGTACCAGCGATGCAAAAGAGGCTTCAGATCATTCAGCCCGACAATCTCACGCCGCTCCCTGTCCCAGGCATTCTGCGAAGGGTAAAGCAGCACAAACCGCCGCAGCGCCATGCCCAATTCCCCTCCCCCCCTCTTTTGGGCGGCTGAGGCCTTACGCGCCACATCAGAATGCTGAACCGCCCGGCGCTTCTCGCTACCCTTCCACGCCTTGTAAACTTCTGCGCCGATCCAGTCCCTGACCTGCTTTTCCTTCAGGATTTTGTGCGTCTGGTTATCCCAAATCCGGCCATCAGGTACTGTCCAGGCGAACCTCTTCAAAGCATCAGCAAGATCAGGAAGCGCGACCACCTTAGATTCGGAGCCGCCATTATCAGAGGGTTTGGGAGATTTATTTGAGCAATCATTGGCAGCAGCACCACCATTCAAAATAGCTGTGATACCTTCATTAAGTTGTTTGGCCGTCTCATCCTTGCCAATCAGCTGCTGAAGGTCGTTCCAATCCAGCTTCCGACTCATGCAGCCCCCTGCATGCGCGGCGGCAACACGGCACCACCAACAGCCTCTGCCGCTTCCTGAGCCAGGGTAATACCGGGGTTACCCTCAGTGGTCGCGTCATCGTCAGCGAAAATGATAATCGGAAGATCCGGGCACCTCTCTCGCCAGGCTTTAGCCACCGGCATCAGGTTTCCTGCATCAAAGGCAACAACAACGGGAATCGGGCCCGGAAGCTTTTTAGCACACTCATAAACAGTGGCGGCGGTCGCATAGCCCTCAGCAATGCCCAATGCTTGAGCCTGCTGCAGATCCCCTATCAAATGAAAAGCACCCCGCTTCGGGGTGCCTGTTAGAAACTTCTTCTCTCCCTCGCCATCAATGAATTGCAGCCCGACAAGGGAATCATCAATGTGCCGAACAGGCACCACGACAGAACCACGCGAAAATCGAAGTCCGTGCGCCCCAACCTTCTTACGCTGCAAATAATCAGAGCGCCCGGAATCGGGCAGCTTACCGAATATAGCCTCAGCTCGCTTCGCTGCGTCTTCAGCCCGCTGCCGCCTCTCCTGGGCAGCCTTTTGCCGTGCCGCTTCTTGCTCGGCCTTCAACCGGGCCCGCTCGTCTTCACTCAAGCCGCCGGCATCAAACTCTACTTTGACGCCATCCTGTCCCGAGCCATTTTTCCAGTTGCCGTAGCGCCCCACATACACCTGGCCGCCATTGTCCAGACGCAGTTCATGCAGCACATACCAGCCAGAGCGCTTATTGCCACCGTCCCCTTCAACCTTACAACGCACCAGCTCTCCGACGACTGGCGGCCAATCCACCTTCAGACCAGCACTCAGAAATTGGTCGAGGACATTTTGATCACTCATCGCCCGCCTCCAGCTGTTTCTGCAGCTCCGCTATTTGCTTTTCCAGTGCCTCCCGGCTGCTGCGAGCCAGATACTTCTCAACCAGATACAGCACCGGGCGGGTATCGCCGGTGACGTCCATGTACTTTTCAAGATCATCTAGAGTGAAGCGCCGGGAATCATCAGGGTTCTGGGCCAACTTCCTGGACAGGTCGCTGGGACTGTAATCCATATCAGCAGCAACCACCTTTTGAGGCTTACCCTGATGGTGCACCCGGTACGCCACGTACTCTCTGCAGGAAGACCAGGCATCAGCGAGACCCTTTTCGAAGTTCAGGGTTAACTGTTTGATTTCCATAAATTTGTTTCCCCTAGTTTCCTGTAGTTTCCCCTAGGAAATCCGGGTAAATAAAAAGCCACACCAGTTAGGCGGCACAATCGCCCTCAGCTGGCAAATACAAATCAGGCCGAAGCTCTTGGCGCCTTACTGCAAAATCGGTCGCAGCCTCCACGGCAACTACCCGATCAGCAGGAACCTGCTTACCTTCTGGGCGTTTTTTCCACTTCGTGATTGCCTGGACACTGACACCAAGAGACTCGGCCAAAGCGGACTGGCCACCTGCCGCTTCAATTGCCTTTGTGAGTGCGGATTTGGGTTTGGTCATAGCACACCTCCACGAGCAATAAACCACAGGTTTACTTTTGAGGTCAACCTTTGATTTATTCCTTGAGGTAAACCAAAGGTTTAAAATTCACACATGAATACACTCGCGAAAACCCACATCGGCAACAGAATCACCGAGGCCCTCAGCGCTTCTCCCGGCAAAAATCAGGAAGGCCTGGCTGCACATTGCGGTGTATCACCGCAAGCAGTCACTAAATGGGTCAGAACAGGGAAACTTAAGAGAGAGAACCTGGCCTTAGCAGCTGACTATCTTGGAGTTAGCCTTGAATGGCTGATGACCGGCATTGATTCAAGGTCAAATGTTGGCGAAAGCACAGGCCGATACAGCACGACCAAGTTTGCCCCGGTAATCAGCTTTGTAGCGGCTGGTGAATGGCAAGAAGCAGAAGACCCTTACCCTGTAGGAACCGGGAACGAAACAAGGGCGATGCCAAGCAAATCCCCAGATAACGCTTTTTGGCTGCAAGTTGACGGGGACAGCATGATTAACCCGAACGGCACACCCTCATTCCCTGATGGGTGTTACATCCTGGTTCACCCCCAACCTACAGCCGATAACGGTGACCTCGTTGTAGCCAAGCTCACAGACACCAACCGAGCAACGTTTAAAAAACTAGTACTGGATGGGGGGAACAAGTACCTAAAACCGCTCAATCCCGCCTACCCCGTTATCCCGATTAACGGTAACTGCACGATGATAGGCGTTGTAAAGCGCATGGAGATGGATTTTTAAAGGGACTACCAATCAGTCTTGATTATCAATGACACTCTGGGGTGGTGTTTTTCTGTATACATGCTAACCACCTCAGCCCCAAGTATTTTCCCTCCTTCGTCCATTTTCCTCTTGAGAAAAGCAGCCCTATCTTTTTTCACATACCCGATCTGGGTCTTGGCCGGGAAAAAGAATGTGTACCACTTCTTCACAGGGACAAACACAGCGATTGCATTAGGATCGAACTTATTGGTTGGTTCCGGCACCAAGTAAACCTCCATGCCAGGCCTGACCAGAGCCCGAATCCTTTCTTCCCTACCCTCGAATCCAGTGCCAGCCACTATTGCGCTATATTCCATCTGCAATCACCACCTGATCACTGAACGTTGGTGACACGCTTTGACCCACACTGGGAACAACGCCACCCGCCAAACTTAACTGCTGATCCAATCCAGATAATCAGCCACAAGCCAGCTGTCACTATCGTCAGAAGCAGATGCAGTATGTGACTGGTTCCTGGCCGGAACACAACCCTGTTTTCCTGGCATGTGTTGCAATATCCACCCCGCCGTTCATCCGCCATCGTCGTTCCCTCTACTCGGCAAATTCAAAAGGTAATTATAAAGCTCGCCACCCCCCCGACAAATTCAATTATAAACCGGGGGTTGCCCACTGCATAAACCTGTGGTTTACTCTGAGCAACTAAACCAACGGTTGATGGAGTACTTCATGACAACCATCCACATCCACCCCACTGCCGCCAACCCGGCAGACCTGCACCGCCTTCAAGTGCGCACCGGCATGGTGGCCGTCATCAGCGGCAAGCGTGCTGACCTGATCAGCGCTGGCGAATTCGCCAACCGCCGTCAGAACACCCAGCGCACCAGCGGGCACCACTTCACCCACGACAACGGCCCCTCTGCGGCCTGATCGGGTGATAGCCATGACCAGCATCCCAGCCCGCATTCACAACGCACAACGCGCCTTCAAGCGCCTGCCCACCACGGCCGATATGGATCAGGCCATGGTGCGCAGTGGCCGCCTGCTGGACCGCTACATGGCCGAACTGCCCGTCAGCCACCAGACCCTCACCGCCCGGGCCCGCATCACCGAAGCCGCAGACCAGTACATCCAGCGCTGCCGCAGGAAACACACAGGGAGTACCACCGCATGAGACTCACCATGCAGAACGAAAGGGAATTGCGCGCCGCCATCCGCAGTGCGGATGGCCACACCAGCGCCAACAAACTGATCCGGGTGCACGGCATCACCCTCACCGTGGCCGTTGCCAAGCAGGCAGACACCACCGCCGTGACAATCTACCCGGCCAGCGACCCCAGCAACATCATCTACCACGGCACCGGTACCGCCGGGGCCTGCTATGCGGATGCGGCTGAGGCCATTGAGGGAGCCATCGTATGACCACTATCTCAGAGCGAAGCGACCAGACACTGGCCACCCTCTACCTGATCGAATCCAGCCTGCCCTTTGGCGAATGCAACGGCCGTTACCAGCGCTCTTTTGCTGACGCCATCGCCCTGCTTGGCAAACCGATCACCGAATACACCGTCGCGGAACTGATCTCGCTTGGCGAACAGCACTACCAAAACTGGATGCGGCAAGAACTGGAACAGCACTTCGGTCTCGATATTCCGCCGCAATACCTGACCCATCGGCCCAGCGACACCAGCCCAGAAATCATGGAGTACATCCGATGAAAATCATCGCCTTCACTGGCCCCGGCGGGGCCGGTAAGAACACTGCTGCCCAAGCACTGAGCTCCCAATACCACACCGCAGAGGTGTCGTTTGCTGCCCCGCTGTACGAGATGGCAGCCGTGGCACTCGGCCTCACCGTGGAAGACATCCATTCCCTCAAGCAGCAAGGCGACAAAGCCATCCGGGCCTTTCTTGAGCAGCTGGGCGATGCCGTCCGCAAGACCATTCGTGAGGATTACCTGATCGTTCGCCTGGTGGACACCCTGCGCGAACTGGAAGAGAGCCAGGACACCCCCGAACTGGCAGTGATCACTGACGTGCGCACCGAAGACGAAGCCTACTGGGTACGCGCCATGCGCGGCCTGGTGATCCACGTCAGCCGCCCGGAAGGCACCAGCGAAAGCACCCACAGCACCAACCAGCCGATCACGTTGGACCAGCAGGACAGCTATCTGCTGAACAACGGCACCGAAGAAGACCTGGGCAAAACCGTCTGCGCCATCGTTCGCGCCTGGAGCGCGGCTAACAATCCGAACCTATCCATGCGAGGTGTCGCATGAAGCTGATCGCGCGCTTGCTCTACTGGCTCACCGCCTACCGCCCTACTCGGTTAATCAAAATCGAGGACAAACCCTACATGGAACGTTATTTCATTGGCCAATGGCTGGGTCTCACGATTTATCTGCATCGCTTCGTTCGTGATGACCACGAACGCAACCTGCACAACCACCCGTGGAACCACGCCATTAGCCTGGTGCTCACAGGGCGCTACAACGAGCACCACGCACCCCACGCCCAATGGGTAACCCATGACACCGTGGTGGCAGTAGAGCACACACGATCCGTGAGGTGGTTCAACCACATAACCCACTCGACACTCCACCGAATTGCCAAGGTGAAACCAGAAACCTGGACGCTATTCATCCATACCGACTGGAAGCATCACTGGGGATTCCTCCGCCGTGTTGGTGGGCAATGGCCGCACTTCGCCTACCTGCCGCACCACCCTGAGCAACCACGCAAGTGGTGGAAGCAGGCACCCTCTGGCAAGGCCAGCGGCAGAGAGCCTTTCGGAGCCTGAACCATGAACCAGCCAGCCATCCGCATCAGTGAAGCCGCGCACCGCCTGGGCACCAACCCCAGCCACTTGCGCCAGCGCCTGGTGCAGCTGGGTGCCATCACCCCGGAAGGCAAGGCCCACCCGGAATGGGTGCGCGAGGGCTGGCTGAAAGAAGAACAGTTTCAGTATCGGCACCCCATTGTGGGCTGGCGCTGGAACATCCGCATCGACATTACCGAAGCCGGCCTGGTGGAACTGTTTGGCCAGCTGGACAACGCCGCTTGAGGGAGCACATGGAATGGACGCAAAAGCACAAATACGCGCTCAAGGCCGGGGCCTACCAGGTCAGCAAGACCTTCACTGCCGGCAAAGCCGTTTACACCGCATGGCCACCCAAACCGGCCTACGACAAGCTGAACTGGCGAGCCACCCTTCACGCTTGCATCGGCTGCTACAGCACTGCCGACCAGGCAAAAGCCGCCTGCGAAGCCCACGCCGCCACACAGGCGCTGTGCAACTTCGCCTGCCAACTGAACCACCCGAACGCCGCGGCGAACGCAGCATGATGATCCTGCTGCTCACCACCGGTGCCGCCCTCGCGATTACGTTGATGATCCTATGAACACACTATTTCTCATCATGGCCGAATTCGAAACCGCCGAGATCCCACTGGAGCCGGTCGCGGAAAAGTACCTCGGCCTCAACCCGGCTCAAGCCAAACGCCGCGCCCTCCGGCAGGCCTTGCCCTTCCCGGTACACCGTGGCGCAAAGAGCCAGAAAGCCCCCTGGCTAGTACACGCCCAAGACCTCGCCAACTACCTAGACGCGCTCCGCGAAGAAGCCGCCCGGGAATGGAAGGCCATTAACCAAGCAGCATAGGAGCAACCCATGAGCACGCGCCCCACAGATAGCCACGCACTGGACAGCAACCACATGCAGATCGCTCAGGCCAAACCCGGCATCGACGTCATGATGGAGATCACGCTGGACGGCATCCCTGGCCACACGAACGCCCTGGTATGGGCCTGCCATAAATTGAGCCGCAATTCAGGCTGGTGGACCGACCCGAAAACCGGTGAAGACATCGACCCCAACCCGACTTTCCCGACCAAGCTTTGCCTGATCCACAGCGAGATCAGCGAAGCCATGGAAGGCCACCGCAAAGGCCTGAAAGACGACCACCTGCCCCACCGCGACATGGCTGAAGTGGAACTGGCCGATGCTGTCATTCGCATCTGCGACCTCGCCGGCGCCATGGGCTACGACCTGGGCAGCGCCATGGCCGAAAAGCTGGCCTACAACCAACAACGCGCTGATCACAAACTGGTCAACCGCGCCAGCGACAACGGCAAAAAGTATTAACCCAACCACCCTCACGGGAGAGAGAACCATGCAACAAGCAACAGCAGCAGCTAACCAACCACTGACACCCGGCACCGAGCTGGAAGGCGGCTACTTCGCCGGGATCATCAACATCAATGGCCAGCAGTTCGGCATTGTTGTGTCACCCAAAGAAGGTGATCTGGATGATCAGGAATGGGGCCCAGGCCAGGAATTGAACGGCTCCACCAGCTTCTTCGATGGCCACGCGAATACCCAGGCCATGGTAGAAGCCGGCAGCGAACTGGCCAAGGCCATTAAGGACCTCACCATCAACGGCTTCACAGACTGGTACCTGCCCGCCCGTGATGAGCTGGAGCTGATCTACCGCTACCTGAAGCCCACCACAGATGAAAACTGGCGATTGCGCGGTGACAACCCCAGCAGCGTACCGGTTGGTTATGCCTACTCTGCCGGCGCACCCAGCCAAACCCCGGTGACCAGCTTCCAGGAAGACGGTGAGCAGGCCATGAAGCGCGCCTGGTACTGGAGCAGTACGCAGGGCTCAGCCTACCGCGCCTGGAGTCAGGACTTTGGAGATGGCGCCCAGGACGGCGGCCACAAGCGCCACGCGTTCCGCGCTCGCGCCGTCCGCAGATTCCTCATCAATTAACCCATTCAGCCATTTAAAGGGCGCGCAGCGCCCTTCGCGCCGATTTTTTGGAGACTGACATGAAGACTCAGGAACTGATGGAAGTGAAGCACGCCGGGGCCACGATCCTGCTGCCTCACGACACCATTGTGAAAAACTGGCTAGCCACTCTTCCCGGCCACGCTAACGACAACCCCGCCCAGACCCCGGCTATCGGCGAAGAATGGCCCGAGCAAGGCGGCATCTATGCTGGCATGGTGCGCGGCACCAATGGACTTCCGGATTATCACTTGATCGTGGCCCACCCCGTTGAAGAGGTGAAACTGGAATGGGGACCTACCGGCGAAAAAATAGAAGGCGCAGACCACGAATGGGACGGCCTGGCAAACACCATGGCACTGGTGGAAAGCAGCAATGATTACCCCGCCGCACGCTGGGCACACACCCTGCGCCTGAATGGCCACCACGACTGGTACCTCCCAGCGCGCCGCGAACTGTCCCTGCTCTACGGCAACGTGCCTGAGCTTTTCGACAAAGTGTGGCATTGGTCCAGCACGCAGTGCTCAGCCAACGGCGCCTGGAGTCAGGACTTTGGAGTTGGCGACCAGTACGGCGACCGCAAGCTCACCGCGTTCCGCGCTCGCGCCGTCCGCAGATTCATTAACCATTCAACCCTTTAACCATTAACAGCGCGCGCAGCGCGCTTCGCGAGTTTTCAGCATGGCACTTCATCACCAGTTGCCGATATACAAGCTGGCCTATGACCTGCTCTCCGTGACCACCGACATCACCCGGAACATCCCGCGTGATTTCAAACGGCTCATCGGCGAGAAGATCCGGGAAGAATGCGTGCAGATATTGGTTCTGATCTTCAGGGCCAACGTCGCCCGCAACAAAACCCCGCACATCGAGGATCTGCTGGAGCGCCTGCAGGTGGTGGAACTCTTGCTGCGCCTTTCGAAAGACAAGCGCTTCATCTCCACCAAGCAGTACGCCCGGACAATTGAGATCACCGATGGAATAGGCCGCCAGGCAACGGGATGGAAACGACACGCCGCAGCGGCGCCTGCTGTATGACCGTCATGGCGATCATACCCGTGCGCTTATTTGAATCTGGTCGTGCCGCTGGCCCCACCAAGGCCACCGCCACGCGCATCGAGGGAACCACGCTGGCGCGCCAGCACAGGCCCCGCGCAGTTTCTCCACTGATCGGCCCCGCCTTCGGTAGAGCGACGTTGATAGCACGACACGGCGCAGTACTCAGCCAACAACGCCTGGAGACAGGACTTTGAAGATGGCGACCAGAACAACGACCACAAGAACAACGCGTTCCGCGCTCGCGCCGTCCGCAGATCTATTCGCCGGCCTTGAGTGCCATGCTGACTTTTTATTTGAAGACCTGGTGCAAGCGTATTTCGATTGCCGAAAATCCAAACGCACCAGCAACAGCGCCCTCGCCTTCGAGATCCAGCTGGAAAGCAACCTCCGGAAACTGGATCAGGAACTGCGAGACGGCAGCTACACACCCAGCCCCTCCATCTGCTTTGTGGTTACCCACCCCAAGCCAAGGGAAGTCTGGGCCGCCCAATTCCGTGATCGGATTGTGCACCACCTACTGTACAACCAGATCGCCCCGCGCTTTCACGCCCGGTTCATCGCCGATAGCTGCGCCTGTATACCCGGGCGGGGCACCCACTACGGTGCCCGCCGCCTGGAAGCCAAGATCCGCAGCCTCACAGAAAACTGGCAGCACCGCGCTCACTACCTGAAATGCGATCTGGCCAACTTCTTTGTCAGCATCGACAAGCGCATCCTGCATCAGCAGCTGGTGAAGCACATACCCGAACCCTGGTGGCGCGAACTCGCCACCCAGATCCTGTTTCACGACCCACGGGTAAATCACGAAATTCGGGGCGATCACGCCCTGCTGGACCAGGTACCCGCCCACAAGCGGCTCACCAACCACCCAGCACACTTGGGCCTGCCCATCGGCAACCTGAGCAGCCAGTTCTTCGCCAACATCTACCTGAACGCCCTGGACCAGTTCATCAAGCACACGCTCCGGGCACGGCATTACATCCGCTACGTGGACGACTTCATCCTGCTCCACCGCGACCCAGCATGGCTCAACGATGCCCATCGCCAGATAGAGGCATGGCTACCCCAAAACCTGAGCGCTCAGCTCAACCCGAAGAAGACAGTGCTGCAGCCGGTAGATCGTGGCGTGGATTTCGTGGGGCAAGTCATCAAGCCATGGCACCGCACCGTCCGCCGCCGGGCAGTACGACACGCCTGCCAACGCATCGCCACCGTACCGGCACACCAGGTGACCGCCACCTCCAACAGCTACTTCGGCCAATTCCGTCAATCCAGCCACAGCGAACGTGACCGCCAACGCCTGGCCAAAGCCGTCTTTGCCCGGGGCCGCGCCGTCAATAAGCAACTCACCCAGGTACACGGGAGGCACCAATGATCGTAGCCACCTACTCCGTGCACAACGACGAACCGCGCATCCATCCGCGTGCACGCGGACTCGGCCCCAGCAAATGGCTCATCCGCGTGTTCGCCACCGATGGCACAGAAAAATGGCGACAAGACATCCGCCACAACCAACGCTGCGAACTGCACGACCTCATACCCATCGCCGCCCAGACAGCTGACGACACGCTGGCCGAACTGGATTGGGTAGTAACCGATGCCGGGTTTCAAGTGATCAAGCTGAGATAGGGAAAGAGAGATGACGCTGGACAACAACATGCGAGCCATAAGGAAAAGTCAGGGCATAAGCCTTGATGAACTTGCTGATAAAACTCGCCTCGCAAAATCCTCGCTATCCATGATAGAGCGAGGCCTTGCCCACCCCTTGCTCGGCACCGCCCGGAAAATCGCTTCCGCGCTTGATGTATACGATTGTGATATTTGGCCAGAGGCGAGCTGATGGAAAAAGTCACTATCGGCAACGCTGAGCTTTGGCATGGCGACTGCCTAGAAATAATAGAAAAGCTGAGCAGCATTGACGCTCTGGTCAGTGATCCACCGTACGGGATCAACATTGCCAAACTCACCGGCACCTCTCGCAATCGATGGAACACCACCCGCCGAACCGTCGATTACGATTTCGTGATCCACGGCGACGACCAGCCATTTGACCCAGCCCCTTTTCTGGAATTCCACAAGACGATTCTCTTTGGTGGCAACCACTTTTGCAGCCGCTTACCGGATGCATCCTGCTGGCTGATTTGGGATAAGCGCGACGGATCAACCAGCGACCACCAAGCTGATTGCGAAATGGCCTGGACAAACCTCCGCGGCCCCGCCCGCCTTTATGTTCAGAAGTGGCGAGGAATGGTCCGAGCGGGAGAGGAGAACGTATCGCGCGGATCATACCGACAGCACCCCACACAAAAGCCAGTAGCTCTTATGGGATGGTGCATTGAGCAATGCAAGCTGGATGCGGGCAGCCTGGTACTGGACCCATTTATGGGCAGCGGCTCTACCGGTGTTGCCGCCCTGCGCCTCGGGCATCGCTTCATCGGCATTGAAATTGACCGCACTTACTTCGAGCGGGCCTGTATAAGAATCGAGCAAGAACAAAAGCAAGGCCGCCTATTCGACAATCACAAGGAGTCGGCATGAACCACTTCCGAACCCACCCTCAAGCCGGCTTTAACTTTGATGAACTGGTCGTGGACAACTTCGCCGGCGGCGGCGGTGCCAGCACCGGCATTGAGCAGGCCATTGGCCGGCCGGTGGACATTGCCATCAATCACAACCCGATCGCGCTGGCCATGCACGAAACCAACCACCCCCACACCCAGCACTACTGCGAATCCGTCTGGGATGTGGATCCGCGCGAGGTGACTCAGGGCCGCCCGGTGGGGCTGGCTTGGTTCAGCCCGGACTGCCGTCATTTCAGCAAAGCCAAGGGCAGCAAGCCGGTCTCACCGCAGGTGCGCGGCTTGGCCTGGGTAGTGATGCGCTGGGTCGGTACCGTGAAGCCACGGGTGATCATGCTGGAGAACGTGGAAGAGTTTGTGACTTGGGGCCCGGTGGTCAAACAGGAAACCCCTGACGGCATCACCCACCTGCCCTGCCCCAAGCGCAAGGGCGACACCTTCCGCAGCTTTGTGAACGCCCTTACGCGGCACGGATACCAGGTGGAACGGAAGGAACTGCGCGCCTGCGACTACGGCGCCCCCACCATCCGCAAGCGCCTGTTTCTGGTGGCCCGGTGCGATGGCCTACCCATCGTCTGGCCAGCAGCCACCCACGGCCCAGGCCTGAAGCCCTACCGCACTGCTGCAGACATCATCGACTGGAGCCTACCTTGCCCCAGCATCTTCGAGCGCAAGAAGCCGCTGGCCGATGCCACCTGCCGCCGGATCGCTGAGGGCATACGCCGCTTTGTGGTGGAGTGTGATACTCCTTACATCCCGCCTATCCAGCACTTTCAGGCCCTCAATGTTCACGACATTCGTGAAGCAAAAGTTCGCGCCTTCCTCGCCAAACACTACACCGGCGTAATCGGTACCGACTTGCGCAAACCGCTGGGCACCGTTACCACGGTGGACCATCACAGCCTGGTGACCGCCCACATTCAGCGGGATTTCGGGAACAGTATCGGTAGTGACATCAGAGACCCTCTGGGCACGATCACCGCCGGCGGTGGCGGGAAAGCCGCGCTGGTGCAGGCCTTCCTGATGAAGTACTACAGCGAAGGCGGCCAATGGCAGAGCCTGAAGGAACCTATGCACACCATCCCAACCAAGGACCGCATGGGCCTTGTCATGGTGAAAGGCGAACCCCATCGGATCGTGGATATCGGCATGCGCATGTTTCAGCCCCACGAACTGTTCAAGGGCCAAGGCTTCCCGGGCGACTACATCCACACCCACACCTTCGACGGCACCCGCCTCACCAAGGCCGACCAGGTGAAGATGTGCGGCAACAGCGTTTCCCCCTACCCGTGCAAGGCACTGGTGGAAGCCAACATGAGAAACCCCTTTGCCATTGCGGCTTAGATCAGGGATCGACCACCTGAACGGCCTCACCGTAAATGTTTTCGTATTCAATGAAGCATGAGAGGCTCTGGCGAACCTCAACAGCTAATCGTTCTGCTTCATAGCCCGGCAGATCAGGCTTGGTCTCGATCGTGAGGAGGGTCAGTTGACTACCCGCTGGTAACGCATACGCCGAGGCGAGAGAGATCGCGCGAAAGGAAGCCCGATCAAAAAACCTTTCTATCTGCGCATCCAACAAAAAACCGATATTTTCCAGTTTGTATGTCACCCCATGGGGCTTGCCATCAGGGAAGAACCTGATTTGGTTGATGATTGCAGGACCAACCCCGTTGTTCTTGAGCAACAGAACAACACTTCTATTAGGCGCACTATCTTCAAGCCAAGTATGAAGGAGCGGCTTTACCGACAAGCGGGCATGCTCTCTTTGCGCCTGCCCGTTCCTAGCAGATTCAGTTAAGGCAATGGAAGCCACCACCAATGATGAAACCGACAAGAAAAGAGTCAGAACCGGCTCTACCACATCCCATGCGGTCATAGTTCCCCCTTCACACCAACAGAATCCACAAACTCCAACCGCTCCCCCCGCCGCGCCGGCATGTTCACATACCGGCGCAGGCTGTCCCAGCTCTGGTGCAAACTCACCTGCTGGATCTGCGGCACCGTGAGGCCATCCTCACCCAGCCGCGACAGCGCCTCATGTCGCAGGTCATGGAAGCGCAGATCCACGATGCCCAGCATCTTGCAAGCCTGGTTCCAGCGGGCACCAGCAGACTTCGGGTTAAAGTCCAGCAGCATACCCGCATCACCAGGGAAATCCGCCAAGATCCGATCCACCACCTGCCACCCGGCCGCCGGCAGCACAGCTTCCACATCCCGCTTCACCCGACCGGCAGGATTCTTAATCCCGCCCTCAACCAAATACACCCCATGGTCACGATCCAGCCCTGCCCTGGGCAACCGACACAACTCCTCTTGCCGCCGACCGCTGTAGATTGCCAGCCACATCAGGTGCCACATAGGCACTGTCATCCTGCCCGACTGGCACCGGTCATACAGATAGGCATCCAGCCTACGAAGTTCATCTGCCGTTGGCCGCCGCTCTCGCTGACTACCTTTGGAAATTAACCGCCCTGCCCGCAATGCATCAACCGCCTCAGACACCACAGTCGACCCTACAGGCAGCCCCTTGGCGCGCTGCAGGTAGCGAACCACCAACCGCAAGAAGACCAGGTCACCATTCAGGGTAGAAGGCCCCACCCCGCGCGGATGACTTGGCGTCACCGGCTGCGCCTTGCGCCAATGCACATGCTCGATAAAGTCCCGCGCCGTCAGATCCACCACTCGCAACTCCGCGATCGGCATCTCAGCAAGCGCCCGCAAAGCAGCATTTTTGCTGCGCCCGAAGTTATCGCCAACGGCTTCAAGATACAGTTTGATGCCTTGCTTAAGCGTCAGGTCCGCACCTTCTGGCAACCCCGCCTCGCCAGCGACCTCAAGTTCTGCCTCACGCCGCCGGATCCACTCCTTCGCCAGCGCCCTCTTGCTAAACGTCTTCGACTCAGCCCGAACCCGCTTACCATCTCGCATCACGCGCACCTGCGCGCGATACCGAGTTTCTCCTTTTGCGCTCTTGCGTGCGACAATAGTGCCCAC